GACTATTGCCTCGCCTGTCGTGTCCACAGCTTTTCCTGGCACACGCAGTAACTTCTTCCATGTTTGCGGTGGAATTTCTTCGACCGGTAAATGTGTAGAAATACAAGCCATGCGCACAAGGCCGGCACAAAGACCGAGAACATACATACCGCGATCACCGGGCCGTTCCCATAACTGCTCAATGACGACACGATCAGCCCCTTTCAGCTTGGCCAGTTCAAAATACGTCAACAGCGCAACGTCGTCTATCCGATGACGTTTCGTCTTGTTGACTGTGATCTTGTATACCGGCATGTCTTCAATGTTGAGAATGCCATTGCGGTGGTCGTAGTACGCCATGGCACCACCAATGCCGCAGTCAACGCCTACGGTGGTCAATGTCCATGCCTGCCGCGATAGGTCAACTGCCATGCCAACAGCACTTCAAGCACACCCGGTATCTGACGCGCTTTCTCAGCCTCTTCGTGCGTTGGCCGGCGTAGCTCGGACGCGCCCAGCCATAGGCTGATCATACCACAGCCGATGCAAATAAACGTGTCGCCAGGATGCGGTCTGTCGTCTGTGTCTATGCCGGATGCTTCCTTATGCTCAGCCCGGCACCATGGGCAATAAACGGGTTTCTTTAGCTCGATCTCGTGTATTCTCACTCGATCCATTTCAAACACCCCTCTGTTGTGCATGCTCCACGCGTTGTATTCTTTTTCAAGTTCATAAGTTGCCAACGCACAAGTCCGTTACCGCAGCGCTCGCAACGGAACTCTCCCGCGAGTAGTCCAGTCTCTTGGGAGAATTTCTTGGCCTTCACGAGCGCTGCTAACACGTCGCTGATATACTTGGCGTCCATCAGGCCAGATACCACGGCTTGAATGCCTTGATCGTATCCACGTCAGGGAATGTTCCCATGAACGTAATTGCGCGGTCATCTATTGTCAAGAACGCAGGTGGTTTGATCGTTGGCCACTGAATAGCCGATAGCCACGCCAAGTCTTCGTTACTGTTAGCGCGTTGTTCCTTCGCCCAAAACTCCAGCCACTCTTGCATTGCGCGTTTACCACGGTCATCGTGTGAACGCGTTGACGATATGTTGACGTTGAAGTGTCGTACGGCTTCGCGCAGAAACGCGATTGCCCCCTTGACAGGTGGGTCATTGATCACGTCCACGCCATGCCAGCCGCTTGTGTAGCTGTGCAGCACACCGTCGAAATCAAGAACCAAAGTCAGTTTCTGGCTTGTCTGTGTCGTGCTTGTCTTTGTCGGGCTCATGTGTTCGTACTACCTCGTATGCTTCGGGGCCAGTGAGTGTTTCGGCTATGACGACCACCAAATGCCATGGATCGGTCGGCTCGTCACGGCCGCAGCGGGAACTCACGACAACAACGCGTTTTACGTCATGCTTGAGCAACACGTTTTCCATGGCTGCGTAAATACCGTCTTGTATATTTGCCGGCCAGTCTTTCAACTCGCCTTCCAAATAACCAGTTACGTTCACGACGCATTCAAATACGCGTGTTTTACGCAGTCGAACGATTATATTAGGAGAGTTTTCTGCGGTAGCCATGCGACGCCCTGTGTGATCATGCCAATTGCTTGGTCAAGGCGCATTGGCTTGCCAAAAAACCCGTACAGCACGCCATACGTGGTCACTGTCCAACCGCCGTCAGCAATCGACGACCATGGAGTGGTTGCCGGCAGTTGCGTGATGATGGCTCGTGCGTCGGCTTCCGTTGTGACCACCCGGATACCTTTTCCGCCAGCCATGTTTACTTGTATGCTCACGCCATACTGGCGCGCCACGTTCATTGCGTTGTCAATGCTGCCAGCCAGCAGTATGCACACAACGTCGCTATCACGTGTCAGATAGCTTGTCGGATCGTCTGTGAGGTTCATCGTTGTCCCCCTATGTTGACGGAAACACACTCACGCTTGACACGATCAGCGGGCTATACGCGATAACGAAATCGCCCTTTGTCACAATTACCCAGCCCATTGACGTTTCGAGGTTTTCGCATTGGTTCATCGTCACGCTAGGCAACGACGCAAAAACAATCGTGACCTTCTTGCCGCCCAGGCCCAGCGCAGCGTCGCCAGGATACGCCACGCCAGCCGGGCATACAATCACTTTCTGAATACCAGTAAATTCGTATGTCCAGCCTTGCCTTGTATCTGTCGCGTCAGTCAGCCCATACACCCATGCGTCTGTGAACCCGACGTAATCATATGACGCACTGATTATCGTCGCAGGCGCAGTGAGGTTCAGAATGGTCAAGTCCTTCACAGCCATCAGCGTTCTCCCAATACGCGTTTCAGGCGCTCAGCATGTTCACGCAAGTCCATACGCATCTTACGGTCTAGTTCGTCTTTCACAGCCAGATAACCGGCTATCTGGCTATCTACGTACGCCGACAGTGTACCCCAAAACGGGTCGATCACGGACGAACTCGCGTTGGCGCGTGGCCCATGCCGGTCAACCACGTCTGACAACGGCACGCCTAACGCGTTTGCCAGTTGGCGCGGGCTCATGCCCAACGCCAACTGTATACGCGTCATGAAGTCAGCGTCTGAGAGTGGGTCTTGTCCGAACCGTGGTCTTTCCGTGGTCGCCCGGTCCCATCCAGTCGCGCCTTTTCGTCTGCCTAAGTCGGTCACGTGGCGGCAAGTCCTCTATTGGCACAACGCATTCCGGGGGCACGTCGTTGCTCGACCACTGCCGATGACACGCCGTGCAGCGTGTCATGTCGCCCATTTGTATCACATGCGGATGATCGGGTATGTTCATGGTAGCTGTATCTCCTTGTACGCGTTAGTGAGCGCAGTAAGATGCGTCATCAACGTGTTCAGCACAGCATTACGCCGCTCCGGTGACGGAACGCAGTGTGTCTTGCCTTTCATGATGTTGGCAAGCGTCGGCCGTGAAATACCAAGCATTTCAGCCAGCACTTCGTCTTTGAGCCCAGCGTGATCCTTGATCGCGCGAAGCGTCTCCACGGAGATCGTGCCGGGCGGGGGTGTGTCGCTCGCGGACGCCTTCTTGCGCCGACCGGGCTTCCCTGTGTTCGTACCCGGATCAGAGCCCGTGCCAGCCGAGCCAGGGAGCGCCGCTGGCGCGCTTGGCGGGGGCGGGGGTGGTGGAATGCCTACCGAAGTTTTCAGCGCGTCCTTGAGGCTCCCTACGGGCGGCGGCGGGGGTGGCGGCACTGCGCCACGAACAAGTTGCGTAGGTAAATCCGGGCCGGCGTCGAATGGCGCTTGCGTAGTTGACCCGTTTTGTGCGCCTGCCAAGTCAACGTAGTTTGTTTTCTCGTCAAGCGTCTCGCCGGCCAAAATAGCTGTTCGCCACGCTTCAACAGCCTTGGGCGTATGCGAGCGAATATCCTGAAGCACTTTCACGTCTTCAGGGAGTAACCCCAGCCGCTGCGCAGCGCCTTGTGCGAGGATATCATCGTTGTCACTGACCAAGTCCAAGTTGTCTGCCAGCGTCGCCGGGTCAGGGAACGAAAGCATGACGCGATTGAGAATGGCATTCACTTCCATCGTTGTGTACTCCACTTGTTGTGTAGGTGTTTGCTCAGTGGCCATTTGACCGCCGTAGACTTCCAAGTCGGCCGCGACGATACCGACGCCAGCCAGTATCTGGTTGTCGCTGCGCTGCCAAGTCAATTGTTTCCAGACCTCAGCAGCAAACGAGTTTGCTAGACGTGTGTCTTCGCCTTCTTGCCATAGTCGGGCGTCTGTCGTCGCGAAGTTCAGCCAGCTTGCGGATAACACGTTGGCGAAGCCTTCGAAGATTGCCAGCAAGCCATCGTCGTGGCCTTCGTACCAATCGCTTCCTTTGTCGTCGGGAGGCGGGCCGTTGTCCCGCTCGTAGTCTCTGTAAAACAATTGTATTTCAGGCAGTATGAGTGCGTGGGCTTCTTCCATGCCCACAGCCTTTGCAATGTTAACGAGTATACTAGCAGCGCCTTGGGCTGATTTCAGCCTTGTATGCTGCCATGTCTTGTCGGCCGCGAGTTTACTCAGTATGTGTTCGCGACCGCCGGTCAAGAGCGCTAGGCTGAGCATCAGTCAGGCACCTTCACCTTGTCGGGATTAGCATGTTGCCATTCCGAAACAGCAGCCAAGTGTTCTGTTGCTTTGTCAATCTTGGCTTTGTTGACGCCTCTCGCTATCGCTCTATTGATCCAATAGCTTATGACTATTGGCGTCAACTTGTCTTCTGGCTTGAGGCAAAACGGGTCGGGTTTGTCTGTCATCGCTTTGCCTCTTCGTGCCGCCACACCGTCCTGTCAAGGTGTTCTATGCGTATTGCGTCAACGTATCGTATACGCAACACGCATACACCGTCTACGTTTACCCACACCTTGCCGTCAACACCAGCCATGAGTTCGATTGTCTTGGCTTCGAGATAGTCAGTCAACACACCGGTATCCCGATTGACTTCCAGGGCTTCCCGAACGTTCTTCATGCGTCGTACAACGTGAAGCGGCCTTCGGCTTCGGCCATGGTTGCGGTCACGGTGGTTGCCGCGCAGTTTTGTATGCTGAGCGCCAGCACGCCGTCAACATTGATATGCACGACACCACCCGCTGCCGTAACGAGTTCGCATGTCGCTGCTGTCTGTAGCTGCGTCGCCGCGCCTTCCATTGTGTTCTGCGTGCGATCAACTACTTCAGCCATTGTGTCTGCGATTATTCCCATAACGTGTTCTCCAATGGTTTCTAAACGGTTTAAGCCGAGAGGCAGATTGGCTACCTCTCGGCTCTTTTGTCCCGGCCGGCGCGTAGGGGCTAGGGGGGCTCGCTAGTCGCTTAGCCAGGACATCGACGGCATACCGAACGCTACATATTGCCGCCGTGAACGCGTTATCCAAGCCAGTTGCGTATGACCGGCCACCAGACGAAAAGCGCGACGATGACAGCAACCCAAAACGCTACGCTGCCACCGTCGCTAACGTCCACGTCCACGGCTACGCGGCCTTCTTCTGGAACGGATTGACCTTCGTGCCGGGCACCACGCGGTAAACAACAATTCCCCACGTGCCGTCAGTCGGCTTCTCCGGGTCACGCGCCTTGCGGAACGTGAAGTCGTGCGTCTCCGGGTGCAGCTTCTTGACGCGCCGCGCCATTGACGTGAAGCGATTGATCAGCTTGCGCGCGCCGTCCTTCGCCGCCTTCTCGATCTCGCCAGCGTCCGTGATCGTTGCCGGAACCTCGGCCGGAACAAAGAACCACGCGAATTGCGTCTGCGCGTCCTTGCCCTTGCCTTTCAGCGCCGGGGCTGGCATGTCGATCATGTACTGCTGGTACGGGCTGACTTCGCCGCCGCGACCACGTCCACGAGTGGTTTCGGGAATTTCGCTGGTAAACTTGATTGCGGGGAGATTGGGGAAAGCGACCATGTGTTCGTACTCCGTTGTTGGTGTCTGTGTTCGACCATCCTTATCTATGTGATCGTATATGGCCTGTCAAGTCATGTAGTCGCATTTCCTAAAACTATTTTTGGCAAGCTACCAACGGGTTTAGCACAAAAACCCAAATGCGTCAACGCGTCCTAAACAAGTCCATAAGATACCGTGTAAAAAACAAGTTTTCTGTGTAAAGCGCCAAGAGAAAACCCGCGAGTTTCCTCGCGGGCTCTGTAACCACCCGGTGGTTAACCGGTGCGAATGGTCTGAGTGTTCGCTTCGGCCTTGATCTCCACGTCCAGGCGCTCGATTGCCATCAGCAGCGCAGCGCGCCGCCGCTTGTAAGACGCAATTGTCATCGCCTTTTCGCTCTCGCGCATACTGCGTTTGCGACGCACGGCCGCGATCAGCGCGCCAATGCCGTCAACAGCCGTCATGAGCGCCATGCGCTGTTCGTTGAGGTTCAAGTCAACTTCGTATCGTTCCATTGTTCACACTCCTGATGCGGTTTCTAAGCTGCCTTCAATGTCGTCCAGCTTGGACAACATGTCTTCCACGTCTGGTATTTCCAGGCCATCGAAGCCAGGGAATTCAAACCCAGCGATCTCGCTGATTGCGTCATACGCTTCGCCTAGCGCGTCCACTGCCTCTTCCGACGCCGTACCGTTCGGACCAGCCTTGAGCCCATCCGGCATGTTGTCATAAAACTCGCTTTCTGCGTCTTTGATCTCTTCGATCTCGCCTTGAATATCCTCGCAGGCACTGACGAGCGCTTCGATTGCGCTCTTTAGGTCTGCCCATGCTGAGCCGGCCACTTCGACAAAGCGGTCGTAATACGTTTTCACAGCAGCGGCTTCACCATGCGGCACGGTGCCAGCCGTATTGAGCGCACCAACTCGTTTGACAATCGCGTCGATTGCCGCGCGCCGTTCCTTATTCATCGTGTTCTCCGTGTGATTGACGAGCATTCCCAGATGCCCATGTGTTCGTACAGGAAGATGTCCCATCCGACGCCTTGTCTTATCATATACACATGCCATACGTCATCACATATTTCATAAGCTTCGATCACATCTACGTGATCGAAGTGTGAACGCAACGCGTAATCTATATAGGCGTGGTCAATTGGTCGCGCACGTGATCGTCTGACCGGCGCGAAGTGTAAATTACTCATATTTTGTACCCGACGGGATTTAATCCAGTCGGGCACGTCGTCATCGTCAGGCGGTGGTATCATTGATGAGAAAGCGTGTTTATCACTTATTCTTTTGACCGTCTGTATACAAGCGCTCGCCGTTAGAACGGTACTCTTCATACAAGTCGCGCACCTGTTTCAAGTACGCTTCCCAGCGCTCGCGGTCTTGCTTGTACCTGTCCTGTGTCACTGTCTGGTAATCGCGGCCATGTGGTGCCGCGCGGCCCAGCGCCTGTATCAGCGTCTCCGCAGCGCTCGATACGTCAAACGCTTGCTTAACCAGTTCAGCACGTGATGTGCCATTCAAGTTGACGAATGGTCCTAGCATTTGTTTTCTCCATGATTGTGTTCGACCACCCTGACGATGGTCATCAAACCCGTTCCCACACGATAGCACCTTGGCCCCAGTGAATAACACGGACGGACTTGTCCCCAAGTGTTAAAGCAAACGCGATGGCCCTACGGCGCGTTACAAAATAGGCTCGTCCGTTTGACCAGCGAACCTCGAATTCATCCTTCATATGTGTCATTTCTCCGTTGCAGACAAAATACGCTTGCCGATCACTTGCACTAAACGCACTTCGCACAGGATGTTATTCCATGCGCACGTGACCAGCCACGAAGCGGCAAACTCTGCCGCTTCCTCTATCGTGCCAGCGCGTTTAGCAGACAACTGCCATTCCTCGCTGTTTAACTTCATTTCAAACGACCACATTATTTGTTTTCTCCTTGAAGCAAAGCCAGTGTCTTGCGCCATCGGCTCAGCGCTGCATCGAGGTTCACGCCCATCTCATGCGAGCGGTTCGGGCTTCGCCAATTGGCCTGTTGCTGCGCTTCAAGCCGCTCGATTGCGGCGCGCGCCTCTTTGATGCGTTCGACCACCGTCATTTCCGAGAACGGTTTCGGTATCTTGGTAACGCGTCTTTTACGCATTGGCATCGATGATCTCCCTGATGATACGCGTTGCATCGGCCACGTTGCGCTTTGTCCAGCACGTTGCCGCCAAGTCCAAAGCCGTGGCAATCGCTGGCCTGTTGTCGCGACGCGCGCTAGCCGCTTGCGTCATGAGATAGGATGGCACAGCGTCATATGGCACGCTGTCATTGCCCTTCGTTTGCAGCAAACGCAGAATATACGTCAACTCGCCGTCTTTCCATATGGCCATGTGTTCGTACCCTCGCTTTCCTGTAATCGCCCATGTGTTCGTACCTGATCATTCGTCTAGCTGTAACCCGCCGCCATGTCAATAGGGTGGTTGAACGGTTTTTGTGTTTTTTCTAGCCAGCCGCCGCGCGCCATGAACGTTGTTCACATGAACGTTGTTCATTGCCGCCGTGGGCGAAACATGTTTTTTGCGCATATCCTTTGAACGCGTTTTGTACGCGTATCGTCGAAACATGTTTTTCACGCGTTGCCGCGTTGCGAGCCATGGCGCGCGCTATCTCACTGGCTTAGTCCATAGCCAGTATGAACCAAGGCAAAGGCTCACAAGCCAAACGACCACCATGCTAGACATAGCCGCAATCTCCCAGAAACGGGCACCAGCGCGCGTTTCGCCTATGGTTGGATATCCCCTAGCCAGCCATAGGCGAAACGCGTAGGGCGGCTTCGCAGCCGCCCTAGCGTCGATTTCACCTAGCTAGTGTAAAGACAAAGCTTTTCACCGAATGGTGGTCTAAGCCGCTCTGTAGCTGGCAATGTGTCTGTTATTGCCCAAAGAACCGGTATTTCCGGGTCGTCGCCAAAGCTTGTCGTTTGACCATCCGTCAAAAACACAATTGCCGCATAGTTGTCGTCACTATCAATGACATGTTGCATAACAGCGCGGAAATTGGTTCCGCCTCCCGTACCATCGTGAAACTGTATCGTTTCGCCGGCTTCATAGTGGTCAATCGCCTTGACCGCAGTATCTGTATAGATAACGTCAATTGCATCGCACGCGCCATCGTCTAGCGCGCTCTGAGCTTCAACAAGCGCTTGCCTTACCTTGGCGCTATCCATTGACCCGGATACGTCAATCATGAACGCGACAATTGACGGTCGAATTACCTTTTGACCCGGTAACACGTGGCCACGCGTCAAACCACGCCTAGACAATTTCGCCCAAGATGATTGGCGCGAGCCTAGTACGTCAATGAAGGCTCTTAACGGTTGCCGCCAATCAATCACGTTATGCATTGAACGCGTGGCGCTAATCGCGACAAGGCTTGTGGGAATATGACCGCCAGCCATAAGCCCGGCTTTACGGGCAGCGCCAAGGGCTTGCGAAACTGTCTGTTCAATGCGTTCATTTAGTTCGCCCAATTGTTCGCCACTCATAGGTGAGCCGTCATCGTTTGACGGCTCAATCATATTTCCAGATTGTGGCGTATGCCGTGGCGTATTGCCTTGCTTTTTGTCTTGCTCGTTTTCGCGTGAAATCACGTTATAAACTTGTTCGGCAGACAAGCCATCAAAACGCGTATCTAGCAAAAGACCATCTGGCAACGTGAAACCAGCTTTCACTAGATCAAGGTTTAATTCGTAGTCAGCAGCCATATTCCAAGTGTTTTGATCTCTATCGCCCATGCGCGGGAAGTGTCTTAGCGCCACGTGCGAAATTTCATGGGCGATTACTCCCATGCACTCACTTTCAGTGAGAGCCATCACATATGCGGGCGAATAGTAGATTGAGCGGCTATCTGTGGCCATTGTCTCAATTTCATCGCTGGCTACCATTGGCATAGTCAGGCCAATTGTTCCCCAGAATTGCGCGTTTCGATCTTCGAATAGCTTTCGCCTTGCGCGCGCAACGCGTTTTGACGCGTCTTTGATATGTTCCCAAATCATAGCTTTTCGCTCCGTTATCTAGCCGCCAATCGGCTAGGCGATTGACCACCATCGTTTCCAATGGTGGTCAACTAGCCTAAGCGACTAAGCCGCTACGTCGTTTCCGCTACGGGCAATCGCGTAGGCAACATGTTCGGCAGTCTCGCGAAAGCTATCGTCTTTCGCAATCGCCATTGACCAGAATGCGGCCTGATAAAGCGCTTCGTTGCGCGCAATGTATCGGCCGATCTTCGTGATATTCGCATGCGTCAATCGCGACACTAATCCGACAATTACCGCATAATTCACGGACGGCTCGCGGGCGATTGGCGCGCCACTCGGGTCCGCCAAAATCAAATCGACGTTAGGCGCGAGCCGATACGTTGCAAGAAAGTTCATCAAATCATTGGCGCTATCCTCGCCAATGTTTTGCGCGAATAGGCGTCGCAATTGCGTATCATTCGGCACTGTCGTCATTTTTAGATATTTGTCGCAACGCGCGAGTGACCTAGGCGTCACAAAAGCAATTGCGTCATTTCCGCTCGCTGTCGGATATCGATGCAATGCATCCGCGCCCATACCTTGCCTATTGGCGTTTTGAATGTACGCAATTAACACGGGCGAAATGCCATTGGCAATTGCCCAATCTATCCAAGCTTGAACGTCTATCGCAATTTCCATGATTGCGAGCCGATTTGACATGGCGCGCGATATTTTCTGGCTTGCCGCTTTATCGGCCGCACGATTGCCCGTCGCGACTATGTGCGCATTGTCGGGCAATGTGTATCCTGGCAATGCGCGATCAAGGATTAGCTGGTTTAGCGCCGCTTGCACTGCAATTGACGCGTCGGTTAGTTCATCAAGGAATAGAATGATCACGTCGTATTGTGCGGCCGTAACGCTATCCGGCAACCATTCCTGTAGACACGCGATAACGCGACGCGTTGTGATATCGGGCATTGGAATTGCTAAATCTGTCGGTTCCATCTGGCTTGCGCGTTTGTCGATTACCAAAACGCGTTTTGAACCATATGCGCTTGAACGGAGTTTATCGGCGCATTGCCGCACAATGTCAGTTTTTCCGACGCCTACGGGTCCAATGATCAATGTCGCGATTGACAGTTCAACATTGACCATCAAGTCCGATGACGCTTGCGCGAGAGTGATTGCAGACATTTTCGTTTCCCTACGTTGTGCCCGCCAATCGGGCTCAGAAACCGCACCATGCGTTTTCTGCCGATAGGGTGGACAACCACCCCATGGGGAGAAAACGCGAGCCTAGGGCTGTCCTAGGCTCGCGCGTAGCCTATGCCATAAAATCCGACACTGCGCTCACAATCTCTTTTGCGGCCGCAATTGTGTTGCGCCGCGCAATGTCATCGGCTCGCAAGTCCTCGGCTTCATACGTTGTCAACGCCGTCATGTCGCGCACTAGCTGGTCAATGCGCGTATCACCCGTAAAATTCAGACCAGGGAGAATGCTCAGCAAGTCGCGCACGTTTGAAACCAGCGTATCGCGAAACGTGCCACGGTCTTTGCCCGACGCATTCGGTTGGAATGCGTCGAGCTTTTCGACCATGGTGCTAACCGTATCGTGAACGCGTTCAAATACATCGATAACGGCTGCGTTTGCCCGTTCCGTGACGGTAGCTTCAATCTCTGCCCGAACGCGCGCGATTGCGCTTTGCCCAATGTCAACGCGAAAATCAGCAGCCGTGGGGATTGGCATAACGCGATTGCGCCAAGAAAACTTGGCGCTAATACGCGTTACTTGCGGATAATCCGCATGATTAAACAGTTTGCCAAGTGCCACATATTCGCGGGAAGCATCTTCGCGCATAGCAGGATACGTAGCCACAAATCTGTCAACCAACGGATAGAACCTTGCCTCATATGCTTCCATCCCAGCCATATACGCAGCATGATTGGCAACGCTGAGAATGCGCGCGCCATTGTCAAACCATGGCGACGTTAGCCGCATGTGGAACAATCTGGCTTGCATAACCAGATTGTTTATTTCCGACAGGATATCGGAAACGACAAGCTTTTTGCTGACATGCGCAAGCTTGCCGCTTGCGCGCTTTTCGTCTGTCAAGTCCGCTGACGCGGCCTTGTCAATCTTTCTGGCTGTCCATTGTGACACGCTGAAATCTACCAGCATGGCTACGCTAGCAATGTGAGCCGTTCCGTTCATCGTCATTTCCCCATAGCTTGCCCGTCGCCAATCGACAGGCGAGACACATACATAATCGCTTGTGTGCGAGATTGCAACAATCAAAACACGGAAAAAGAACACGCGCGAATTGCGTGCGCGTGCAACAAAAATATGGTCGAAATATGGCAAGAAACAAGCGGAAATGAACAATTTTGTTAAGTATTAGGAAAAGTCGCTTTCAAATTGAAAGTGAGCCTATCAACGTACTTCTCAATTCTGAGAGTTTGGATCGATCCAAAAACACTATACTTAGACAACAAAAAGCCATAATCGCTAGAAACGGCTGAAATCAGCCATTCTTACAAATATGTTAAAATCGTAAACATAGTGTAAAAAGCTTAGCTGCGGTAGTGATTTGGTCCATTTTTTCAACGCAGGGATAGCCTAAAAATAGGCTCACTCTATAGGCTGACCGGATTGGAGAATAGAAAAAAATTGGACTTGCATACAACCACCGCTGAACTAGGGCTTTATTCAGTAATACCGCTTTACAGAAAAGCGAGCCTAAGAGAAATACAGTAGAAAATTGAGCCTAACTCTAAAAAAACAACGACAAGGGAGTAAACAGCTTTAGCTGTGTTTTTATAGAGTTATGGCTGTAGAAAAAGGCCGAACCGGCATAGGCGAAAAGAGGCATAGTCAACCATGGTGGTCTCGCGCGAGCCGAGCCAATGCCAATCGCGAGCCGTCCTAAACGCGCTCTGAGATTACAGGCCAAAGATCAATGTGAGCCTAGCTAACATCAGAAATCACTAATTTTGCTAGTGAGCGCGGTTGACAAGATTGTCAGAATATGCATAGGGGAAATATGGGCTTTATGGGCATTTAACACTTTACGTCGCGGAAAGATTTTACCCGTAAAGGCTATTTACAAAAATGTAATTGCTTGCATTTAGCATTCGTGGGAATGGCTTTACACTTTTGCAGTAATTACAGGAATGACATTTCATGCGCTTTACGCAATAAACGCGTTGCGTGTAACATGTTGCAAGCGACTTGTCGCGCGTAACGCGTTTTGCACATGTGTTAAAGTACAGTTTAGTAAACTATTCTCTTGACAAAGATGTAAGCAAGTACAATTAAGTAAAAGCCAGAACAAATTTGGAAAATTATTTCATCTGACGGAGGGTGGGGGGCCTTTACAATTCCGCTTTGGTGGCCGCTCGCTTGCGAGGAGGTTTGTAAATTCCGCCCCAAAAATCCGCCAAGTAAATTACGTATTTATGTAAAGAGCATTTTTGTAAATTCCCGCCCAAAATTACGCGCAGCATTTTTTGTATTGATGTACATATTTGTAAAGCGCTCTCCAGGGGCTCAATAGCAGGATCAGAGCCGAGAGTGTTGTAAACGCATATTGGCCGTGATTGGCTTGACGAGCTATAACCTCATACCGTGGTCAAACGCCGCTGCGGGCCTATGGCTTGCGCCCAAGTCGCGAATGTGCTATTGGCTCAAGCCGCGAGCCAATAGGGGCTCAGAGCCTGACCGGCGCTCAGCCCGGTCGAAGACAGGGAGCCGATAGGTTCCGGCCTTAAGCTGGAATTCAGAACCGCACACTGAAATCTGCCAAACTTGACAGGGAGCCGCTTTGGCTCCCTTTTTGTTAACGCGTTAATAGCATGAGCTTACGTCAAATTCGTCGTTTACAACTTTGTCAAGCTCGATATCGGTGACATCCTGCGTGATTGACAAAGTTGTATCCTTTACAGAACTGTCAATGATAGCCCCTTGGGCTCGCGCCTTAGCCCGCTGTAAAGCTTCGATCACTTCCCGGTCAGCCGTGATGTTCACTTCAACGCTGCTGTGCGCGCCATATGATTTTTGACGCCGCCGCTCAAGTAACCATTTGATATTACCGCTGATTACGCTCGCTTGGCTGTCGCGTTGCACACCGTATATATGATGATCATATATACGGGGTAATGCCTCTGCCATGAGATCGTATAGCCTGTCTTCGGCTTCTTGTCGCATCTGAACAAGCTGCGGGTAGCGACTGCCGGCTTTTGTGTACGTCGTGAACGTCGTATATGCCACGTGGCACATGTCGCATGCCACGGTTGGCTGATAGCCTTGGGATATCGTCGTGATCACACGAAGTATGTCAGCCACGATGTCATATGGTACGGTCATAGTCTTCTCCTAGTGCGCAAACTCGTCATAGTCCACCTTTGCTTGGTTGCGTGTACGCCAGTCTAGGCCGCGATCTCTGCGCAACACGTTCACTGCGAATGTCAACATGAAGCTGTCAGCCCTGTCGGGTGAATGCTCGCCTGTGCGCGACTTGTATAGGTCTTTGCTTTCCATTTTGAGCTTCTGCTCAAAACGATCATACCCATATTGTAGGCCGGTCAGTTGTACGAAGAACTCTTCATCATCGTCTATGCAGCCGCCTTCGATCAGCCAGTCTTTTCCTAAGTGCCATACCTCGTCGCGTTTGCGATAGTATTTGTTTGGCTCAGAACTCATTGCGCCCGGCCAGAACTCGAATACCCTCAAATGGTGGTTTTCACGCAACTGATCAATTACGCCTTCGCCGCCGCCCGGCGCTTCTACCACAATTGCATCCGGGTGGTTTATCTGCACTTCTTTCACAATGATGTTTGTCAATTGGACGGTCGAAATTCCTTTGAATACGCGTCGTTTGCGGGAACGCGCATCGCGGCCCTGCCGATACGTAATGACAATTTCGTCTCCCCCGAAGCGTGCAACGTCCACTGCCATGATAAGTGCTGATCCATTATCAATATCAAGTTGTCTGGTCTGCGCTTCGCGAGCCAAATCCTTGCCAATAAACTCGTTGTATGCTTGGTGCGGAAACTGGCCGTACACACGAACCCTTGCTTCATCGCTGTCGGCTCCATACATCTTGATGATATCGGCCAGTGCGGACTTGTTTGTGTGGGAAACATCGCGGCTATCCACGAATTCGAGGTCGTACATGTCTGAATGCTTGTCGAAACAGTCGGCAAATTCGCCAATTGGCTGCGTTGGATTGCCAAATACCAGAAAAAACACTTCTCCGTCGGTCGTTGCGCCTATTGCAGCCTCCCAAATCTTCGGATGTATACCCGAAGCTTCGTCAAAAATGATCAAAACGCTACTCGTAGCGTTATGGAGCCCTTGAAATGCCTCTGTATTGTCTTCGCCGACCGTCATAGCGGTCATCATATAGTTTTTTCTGACGCTATCGGGCACTAAAGCACTTGAATACGACGTTGCTTGCCACTGAAACCACCGTTTGAACAGAAAAATGCTGTGCCATTTCGATAATTCCGGCCAAGTCTTGTCTTCAAGCTGTTTTTGCGTGTTTGCCGTGATTACGCCGCGTGCCATTGCCCTTGTAGCCATAATCCAATGGATAATCCACGCCACAAGCGCCGATTTGCCAACACCATGGCCGCTCGATCTCGCGCTTCGCCATACCAGCGGGTCTAAACCCATTGATATGCGTTGGTCGTTCTCTTTGACGTGGTCGCCAATGTGTTTTAGTAATCTTTCTTGCCATGGCTCCGGTCCTTTGCGGTCATGTAGTGGGTTAAAGCTGCCATCTGGTAATGTCGTTTCGCCCCATGGATAGCTGGCCATCACAAATCCATACGGGTCGTCTCTGAACGTTGCTGCGAACTCAGCTAATTGTTTATCGGTGGATTTCTCGGCTGCAAACATCGTTCCAACCCCAATTGCGTAGTAAACGCGTTTATGCCACTATCGCCAAAACCGCGGAGACACGCAACATGAGCCTGTTCGGTGGCGGTGGTTCAAAAACCGTTTATGTGCCGACGCCCGCGCCGCCACCACCCGTGGCGCGCAGCACGTCAGTCGTGGACATGGGCGACAAGCAATACAAGAGTTTCATATCGCAAAACGCTAGCTCGTATGCGTCAACGATACTCGGTGGTGCTTCGCCAGCGCCCAAGAAATCGTATGCGTCGGCACTGTTTGGCGGCGGGGGCTTGTGACCATGGCTGACGGCAGCGGCAACAACTACGTTTCAATCCAACGGCTCAATGACGGTGCGCGACCGGAGCCAAAAGACATACTGATGGCGTACAACGAAGCGAAGTCAATTCGCTCGCCGTACGAGCAAGACTGGAAGATGAACGCGGCATTCTGCTTGCCACGCCACTATTCAGGCTGGCTGAGCGAAGGGCCGACGATGAACGCGCCGCAGTCAAGAGACGTGAAGCGCTACGCGTACGACGCGACCGCTGCACGAGCGTTGCCGAAGTGGTCAGCTATCCTGCGGCGGCTGGCGACGCCTGACGGGCACAAGTGGCAGCGGCTGACGCCAAGCAATCCCGATCTTCTCAAGAGCTATGACGTTCGCGCGTATTTCGATGCAGTGACGGACTTGCTGTTCACGCTGCGCTATGACCCACGCGCGCTGTTCAGCCAGACATGCGACGAAACGTATTTAGGGCTTGGCTGTTACGGCACTGCGCCAATACGCATCAAATGGCGCGACAAGAAGCCAACCGATCAAAAGGGTGGTCTTGCGTTCAAGGCCATGCCGCTGAAAGACATGTTCCCGCTGGCTGACGGCGACGGTATAATTGACACGATGTTCGTGCGCTTGTGGTATACGGCACCACAAGTGAAGAAGATGTTTCCTGCATCTGCCTATGCCGACTGTGCGAGCATTCAACGTGAGCTATCGAAAGCGGTTCCGAGCAATTCGCGCTATTTCGAAATCGTTCATGCGGTATTCCCGCGTGATGAAAACCGATATGACCCAACGACGCTTACGGTCAATCGTCATCCGTTCGTCGGCTGTTTTATTCACGTGGAAGACGCTTGCTACATCGGGCCGGAAGATGGCTTCGCGTCGTTTCCGTATCTGGTCCCGCGCACGGCGACTGAGCCCGGCCAGCTATTTGGATTTTCGCCGGCTCAACAGGCTAGCCCGGCAATGGGCACGGTCAATGCAATGAAGAAGACGATGCTGCGCGTGGCTCAGAAGAAAGCTGATCCGACGCTCTTAGCATCCGACGATGGCGTGCTGTCAGGCCGGCTTGGCTTGACGCCCGGCTACGTCAACTACGGCGCTGTAAACTCGCAAGGCGTCGCGCTGGTCAAACCACTGGACGTGGGCGATCTCAATCCGGCCAAAGACATTTTGGCCGACGAACGCGGCGACATAGACGACGCGTTTCTGGTCAACCTATTTCAGATACTGATCGAAACGCCGGAAATGACCGCGACGGAAGTCATCGAACGCGTGGCTGAGAAAGCCGCGCTGGCCGCTCCGACGATGGCACGGCTACAGGGTGGTTTTCTTGGACCCGAAGTCGAACGTGACTTGGCGCTGATAAACGAGAACGCGCCGTATCTCATGCCGGTAATGCCGCCTGAACTGATCGAAGCGCGAGGCGAATATGAAATCGTCTATACGTCGCCGCTGGCCAAAGGGCTACACGCGGAAGAAGACAGCGGCTTTCTGTACATGGTGCAATCGTCAATCGAAGTGGCGACAGCGACCGGTGATCCGTCCGCGCTGGACCATTACAACTTCGATGTGGCCATTCCTGAACTAGCGGAACATCGCTCCGTGCCAACGCGTTGGATGCACACGCCGGAAGAACTGCAAGCCATTCGCGACGACAGGAAGAACCAGCAGGCACAGGCGCAGATCGCGCAGGCTGCACCGTCGATTGCGAAGATAGCCGTTACCGGCCGCGCTCCGCAGCCAGCAATAGCGTCACAGGCCAGCGGCGTGCCGGCCGGCGGCGCGCCGGTTGGGGCTGGCGGTGCGGTCAAGGGAAACTACGTAGGTGGCTGAACAAAACCTTGATGCAGCGGACCCGCTTGACCCTAACGACATTCAGGCTGCGGAACGGCTTGCGCTGGAGTCGCGCGAAGAACTGGTTATGCGCAAGCAGGCTTTACTGCGGGCGCGGCGGGATAGCTATCGGCGGCTATTTGCTGGTAATGCTCTTACTGGCGATAGCGATCTCGTGCTTGGTGATCTTAAGCGCTTTTGTCGCGGCAACCAAACACCATGGGACGCCGACCCGCGTGTCCACGCACTACTTACAGGCAGGTTCGAAGTGTACAATAGGATCGTCAATCATATGACGATGGCATTTGACGATCTGTGGGAAATGTTAGAAGGACCAAGTGAATGACGACCGGTGGTGGAGTGGGTGATGGCGGTCAACAGCAAGGTGGCGCTGGTCAGCAAACGCCGTCTGTGCCATGGGCTGCGGCTGGCGACGGTCAGATATGGACGATTGGCGATAAGCCTTGGTACGAAACGGCTGTGCCGGATGGGCCGGCGCGCGAACTGTTTCGTGCGAAGAAGTACGCCAACCCGGCGATACTGGCCACGTCGTATGCCGAGCTAGAACGCGCCAATTCGGCGCGCGACGACAGCAAGATGGTACGCTTGCTGGACGACAACGCGAAGCCGGAAGACGTAAACGCGTTTTACGAACGGCTTGGCCGACCAAAAGACGTGACCGGCTACAAAGACGTGAAGTGGGGCGACAACGTTGACCCTGCCATGAAGGAATTCGGCACCAATCTGGCGTTCAAGCTTGGCTTGTCGCCTAAGATGGCCGAAACAGTGATGGCGGCAGAATGGAATGCATTCGTCGGCAAGATGAACGCACAAGCCGCCGAAGCTGAGAAGACGACAGGCGCGCAAGCGCTCGCTACGCTCAAAGCCGAGTGGAAAGGCGATTTCGACGCTAACAAGGCAAAGGGCCAACAAGTTTTGACTGCGCTGAACCGCGCAGGCTTTTCGGAAGCCGACATGTCGGCATTGGAGAAACACATTGGCGTCGTGCCGGTGGTGAAACTGCTGGCAACCATCGGCAAGCTATCAGGAGAGGGTAAATTCATGGAAGGCAGCGCTACCGGTGGACAAGCCGACCCGGCAACGATGACGCCGGAACAAGCAAAGTCAGCAATCACACAGAAGTCCATGGACAAGGAATTCCAGAAGACGTACATGGGTAAACACGAGCCCGGCCATGAGGAAGCCGTTAAGCTCATGGAGCAGTTGTACAAGAAAGCCGGCCCGCTCATGGGCGGCGCAGCAACCCCATAAGGAGATGACGATGGCGAAGAAAAGCAGTTACGGTTACGAGACGGACCCGCCGGTTGACGATCCGGTCAGCGAGACAACGACAAAGTCGGAGACGACAGCGCAGCATGCACGCGATTGGTGGAACACCATTCTCAACACGACAACAATCGTCGGCCAGAACGTCTATCGGGTGAAATTCAAGAACCCGAATGCGCCAACGGACGATGAACTGATTGCGGCGTATGACGAAGCGCACCAGCCGGCAACAGCCGACGTGGCGAAGGCATGGTGGGATGGGCTGACGGCGACTGAGAAAGCGTCAGTCAAGGCGGCGCACGACAGTATGCCAGCCGAAGAAGACATCATCGCAATGTACGACGAAGCGCACGCACGCGACGGCGTCGTCGAACTACCACCCGACAGCACGATCCCGCGTGTGCAGCCGGCAACGCCCGGTGCGAGTGCGACCAATCCCGAACTGATGCCGAACGACGCCGTGCCGGTCACGGAAGTGCCGTTGTACGCCGGCATGCCGCGCCGGCCCCCGGAAGCCCTGCCAGGACGCGATCAGGCACCGGCACCGAGGTAACTACCCTTCGGCGCCAAAAGCGAGCCTACGGGGCTCCCAGCCCTTCAGGCGTCGGCCCCGCTGGTTAGGCTGATGGCGTCAGGACGAGAGCCAGGACGTTTCGAACGCCGTCCTGGCTCTTGTCATTTGTGGAAAACGCGTTTACCACATGAGTTTACAGGAAGCCTACTCGGACACCTTCCTGTTTTCTGGAAATACATGATCAACCCGTCAGCGTGTATGTAATCACGCTACGCGCTGGCCAGCCAGGAGACAGGTAAATGGCTGAAACAGTTGCTTCCTACTCGATCCCCGAAGCGCACGTTTACATGTTCACGGATAATATCCGTGCGACAATCGCACGTGCCGGTGGTCTAGTGTACCCGTACGTTTCCATGGGCTCGTATGTTGGCGAACGCGTGCAAGTCGTCAACTTCATTGGCCCCGTCGAATTCGTTCAGCGTGACACGCCTTATAGCGACACGAAGCTGACCGAACTCGAACACACAAGCCGTTGGATCAATGGCTACGAATGGGACGTGGCCGTGCTGATCGACCGGCTTGACACGCTGAAGATGATCTACGATCCGACCAACCCGTACGTGGATCGTTTCCGGCAGGCACACGAGCGCAAACGCGACCAGATTGTCGTGGACAGCTTCTTTCTCGATTGCAAGACCGGCAAAGATGCCAATATCATCGCGTCGTACAAGGCCGCGAATACGGTTCCGTCAGGGACCGTTGGAACCACGCCGGCCGGCTTCACGACGGCAAAGCTGCGCGCGCTGCGCAAGTTGATGAAGAAGCGTAACCTCGATCTGCGCACGATTAAGCCAATCATTCTCGTCACCAGCGAGGCAATCGACGATCTGATTGGCGACACGAACTCAGCCGGCCAGGGACTGACCACGTCATCCGACTACGCGGCAATCAAGGCGCTCGTGGATGGCGAGATCAGTTACTTCATGGGCTTCCAGTTCCAGCCCTTCGAAGACTACAACGCCAGGGGCATTCCGTATCAGGCTGGCTCGACGGTCGTGCGTCAGTCGCCGGCATGGATACCGGACGGCATGCACTATGGCACGTGGCAGGACTTGGTCGTGACGATCAGCAATCGGCCCGACAAGAACAACATCAAGCAGATACACGCGACGTTTACAGCCGGCGCAACCCGGCTGGAAGAAGACAAGGTGTTCGCTATCGCGTGGGATGAAACCGCGCCATAGCTACTGACGTGGCACCGGGCTGCGGCTGGGCATAATGCCCAGCCGTGTTTGTCCGACACAGAAGGAAGACGACAATGGCAGTTGTGGTATTCGATCCCCTGAGCAATGCGCCAGGGTACTTGAAACGGCCGCTCGACAATCACGGCAAGCTGCGTACCATCTACGGGAAGATGGTTGCGGCCACGTTGGGCGACATCGGTAGCACGATCAATATGGGCATTCTGCCTCCCGGCGCTGTGCGGCTGCGTTTCGCCGGCTGCAATTACGTCAACTCCGCGTGGGGCGCTGGCGCATTACTCAACATTGGCTACGCGCCATATCGCTACAAGCAGGACCAGCTTACGGTTGGCGACGGTATCGACGCTGGCAGCAGCAACGCGTTGGGACCGGCACTCAGCATGGCGGCGGCTGCGGCTGCGCGTACGCCATGGCAGACTGTGCTGATGAAGTATGATTTCTACAGCGTGGCTGGCGTCAACGTCATCGGCACGGTGGCCGGCGCGGCTGTGCCTGCGGCTGCGACGCTGGAATGGTGGATTGAATACGTGTACGAGTAAACGTATTAGCTATCGGAGCGCCAAGCTATGCCCAGCATGAAAGACATATGCAATCAGGGTCTAGGCAAGCTTGGCGCTTCACGCGTCAACAACTTGTCACCACCGATCAGTACGCTCGAAGTCAAATGCGCAAGCGAATACCCACAATGGAAGGCGAGTGAGCTACGTAAACGCCGCTGGGTATTCGCGACGGTTCTAACCTCGTTAAGCGCGTTAACTGATCCTGCACCGGCTGGTGCTGCGACTGACGGGCGTACATTCAAGTTTCAGAAGCCCGGCGATCTCCTTCGGGCTATTCGCCCAAAAAATTGCACGTGGGTACAACGTGGCGAATTCTTCTACGATTTCACGAATACAATTGCGCTTGAATACATTCGCAACGCGCCCGACAGTGAACTTACAGACGCGTCGTTTGTTGACGTGCTTGCGTGCCGCGTGGCAGTCGAATGCGCTGAGCTAGCGACGCAGTCGCCCGGCAAGAAGCTGGCGGCAAACGCTGCGCTCAAAGACGCCGAAGACCAAGCTGGCCGGCTGAATTCATTCATTCTTGATCCGCACGAAACAGGCGGCGACGACGCTGCATTTACGTGGGATAACTCACGCGTATTGCCTGAATTCAGCGGCGGGTGGTAAATGGCCAAGACTTCTCCGATACATAACGTATTCGAAGGCGAGTTCTCGCCGCTATCTGAAGGCCGCGTGGACATCGACCGCTATCCGCGTGCGATGCGCTACATGCTGAACATGGTTCCGTGTCGTACGGGACCGGCCATAGGCCGTTCGGGCACGTTTTTCGAGCGCAAGTGCATTGAGCCGGCGTATGCGTCGAAGCTGCTGCCGTTCGAGTTCAACGAAGACGAAACTCTGCAACTGGAATTTGGCCACTATCTGCTGCGCTTTCATTACGAGTACAATACGATTGCTGCGTACCGCGAAGCGGCAATAAACTACATTACAGGCACAAATCCGTTTGCGTTCTACGCGCCCACGAACAACTTTGCCATTGGCGAGCATATCGTGTTCGCTGGCTTGGCCCCGCAACTGAATATGAACGGCGAGATTGTCAGAGTGACCGCTGTTTCTGGCGGCGTCGTGACGACGGATGGCATAGCCGGCACTGACACGTTCGTATGGGGTGGTTCACCGACTGCGGCAGTCGTGTACGAGATCGCGACGCCTTACCGGCGCAACGACGTGCAGAATTTACGTTTGGTGCAAGAACTGAACGTGTGTTATTTGTTCTGCACGAAGACAGACGGTTCTGGCGACTACATGCCATACCATCTGAACAGGCTAAGCACATTCAACTGGACATTACAGCCCTTCCCGCTTCAAGATGGGCCGTATATGGACATAAACCAGACAACCACGTATTTGATCCCAAATGGGAATGGTACGTGGATACCGAACATGACCAGTAACATCGCGCCAGCGCCGTTTGTAGCTGCGGCGAGCAGTGAAGTTGTTGGCCACGAAGCTTTTCGCGCATTTGACAGCGATATCGACACGTATTGGGAAGGCAACGCGTCACAAGAAGGCTGGTTGGAATTCGCATTCGAAAATGGCTTTACTAATTCGCTGCCGACGTTCAGCGGGCCAACGTTTGGCAGCATGGTGATTTCAGCGTCAACGGAAGCGTCCGGTCACGCGGCATGGAAAGCATCGGACGCGAGCGCAGCAACGTATTGGCAATCGACCGGCAATCTGCCGCAGTCGTGGTATATCGACCTTGGCGCTGCGCAGACAGTACGCGAGTACGCGTTGCGTTCGCCCAAGCCGGCCGAATGGTACGCGCCGAAGAATTTTACGCTGGCGGGCTCGAATACCGGAACCAGTGGTCCGTGGGCCACCGTGGACACACGCGTCGGCATTCAGTGGGATAGCGGGCAGCGTAGACAATTTACGGTCAAGACGCCGGGCGCGTATCGCTACTACCGGATAAACGTGACGGCAGTAAACAACGTGTATACGGTCGTCAAGCACCCGGCAGTTGGCACGAAGGGCAAGAAAGGCTATGTAGCCGCGTATACGACAACGACAGTCAGCCCGAATGTGACTGCGTTCACGCAAATGCAACTGAGCTATGGCAGCGGTACGCCGAAGTGCGTGGACGGCTATACGATCTATCTTGGCCGATACAACAAGGGCCAAGACGTGATCAACCATGCGCCGAAGACATGGTATTTCGAAGGCTTTGACGGCGTGAATTATCAGTTGCTTGATAGCCAGCAAGGCTATGAAGCTTGGGGCAATTTCCGTTCAAAGTATTTTCCGCTTAAAAACCGGGAGGCATATAAGAAGTATCGTATACGCATTAAGACAGTGGTTCAGGCTGGCGACGTAAATCCGCGTATCGGTAAGCTGGTCATGTCGTCGCCGGACGCGCCGCTGTTGCGGCTGACGCCAACAAGCAAAAACGGCATTAACAACGGACAGGGCTTTTTGCCCACGGACGTTGGCCGCATGATCCGCGTGCGTGACGCCGATAATATATGGCGCTGGACGTATATAACGGCGGTATCGACCGTCGATCAGATATACCTTTCGATGCGCAGCACTGATCCGTTCGTGCTGAACAGCCAAGTGAAATTCTGGCGGCTTGGCTTATGGTCCAACACAACCGGCTGGCCAATCTGCGGCGTCTTGCACGAAGACAGATTGTTCTGTGCTGGCGCGAACGGCTTCCCCGATCACGTGGTGGGCTCGTATTCCGGTAACCACATGTTCTTTCAACAAGTCAACAACGTTGACGAAGTGCTGGACGCGCACGCCATCGTCATGCGCTGTAATAGTAGATTTATGTCGCGTATCGTATGGCTGAAATCAGCAATCGAAGCATTACGTGTTGGCACAGGCAAGAACGAGTTCGTGATATCGACGCCAACGGATGGCGCATTGACTGCGTCAAACGTGAAAGCGCGCATAACCACCCAGCGAGGCAGTTACCCGCACGAGAGCATATTCGTAGACAACGAAGTCGTGTTCTTGCAAGAAAGCGGACGAGCAATATACAATCTATCATTTTCGCTGACGGCGACCGGTGTGCAAATTTACAAGTCAACGCTCATGTCGAAATACGGGCCGCACTTGCTACAGCCGCCCGTCGTGCAAATCGTGTATCAGCAAGAGCCGCACAGCGTCATATGGGGGCGACGTAGCGACGGCTCAGTCGTCGCAATGACGTACTCGACTGACGATGACATATATGGTGGTCATCGGCACGATTTCGGCGCAAACATCAAAGACATGTCCACGCTGTACAGCCCGACCGACAAGCAGCACGCGTTGTGGATGGTCGCAATGCGGCATGTCAACGGACAAGACGTTCACTACATCGAGCGGCTATATCGCTTTTGGGATTTTGGCGACGTGCTGTGGGAAGACGCGACGTATGTGGACAGCGCGTTGCGCTATTACGGTACTACGCCAATTGACAAGGTGTATGGGCTGAACCACCTTGAAGGCATGTACTTGAACGTGCTGGCTGATGGCATAACGTATTTAGGGCTTGGGCCGGTCACGCATGGCATGTTGGCGCTGTTGCGCCCAGCCACGTACATCGTGGCTGGCTTGCCAATGATCACGCAAGGCGAGATCATCGCGCCTGAGAGCGGCGCTGGTGACGGCGGCACGGCGCAAGGCAAGTCCAAGCGCCCACATAGCGTAGTCTTAAGGCTATGGCAAAGCGCTGGTGGCGAGGTTGGCCGTTGGGACGAAGACCACGGCGAAATCATGTGGACGCCATGCGAATACAATTATCCACTCACAGCAAACATAGACGATATTACACTACGTGATTGCCTGACCAACGTTACAGTCTTGCCCGGTGGTTATGGGACATTGGGCACGGTGACATTCAGGCAGACGCAGCCGCTTCCGTTCAATGTGGCTGGCGTGTATCCACAGACGTATGTGGAAGACGAACGATGATCGAGTTTAGACCACTGGAAGAGTGGCATATTGAGTTAATTCAGGCTCAAGAAACACAAGCCTTTGAGCAAGCGTATACGATCAGCCAGGACGCAATCCCCGATCTTGTGAAAAACTCGTTTTCCATGTCTTGCTGGCTTGACGGCAGGATCGTGGGCGCAGCCGGTGTAAGACCTATCTGGAGTGGTCGCGCTGCGGCTTGGGCGCTCTTGGGTAGGAATTCCCGGCCTGCCATGGTCGCCATCGTCAAGCAACTCCGGTTCGTCCTCGCCACGATGCCGATCAATCGCATAGAAATGACCGTACAGTCGGAATTTGGGCCGGGCTGTAGGCTGGCAGCGCTCTTGGGCTTTCAGCGCGAGGCGAGGCTTCCAGGCTTCTTTCCAGACGGTTCAACCGCCTATTTGTTTACACGCTTGAAACACGTTTAGAGGGTCTACGCCATGGCAATGATGGGCGCGGTGCTAGGCGTAGTCGGTGGCGTCGTGCAAGGCATTGGCGCGATGCAGGCGCACAATGCGCAAGCCAAGGCCGACGAATACAATGCTGCTGTAGCTGTACGTAATCAGCAAGTTATTCACGAACAGACAGCAGCGGCAATTGATGATCAGCAACGAGCCGATAAACGCGATTTGTCCGCAATCAAAGTGGCGTTCGCGAGTAACGGCCTTTCGTACACAGGGTCAGCAACGGACTTGATGCTAGACACGGTGAATGCAAAAGCGCTGGGCATTCAACGTATTTCTTACCGTGGTCAACTGCAAGAGATCGAACAAACGGATAAACAGAACTTAGACCTTATGGGCGCGGCCGACGAACGTCAAGCGGCTGGTCTAAGTCTTGTTAGCGGCATACTTGGTGGCGTCAGCAGTGGTATTAGCTCAATGTCAAGGATGGCATAAATGCCGGCAATTCCGCTTCCAGCGCCTGCACAAGTACGGCAGATTAGCGCACAAGTCGGCGCGCCACAGTCGGAAGCAACCAGCGAAGCTTTTGGCGGCGCGGCTGGTACTGCGCTCGAAGGGCTAGGCGGTGCAATTGGCGCGCTTGGTCAATCTATTGGTGAATACGCTGCAAAACAGAAAGGCAAGGCTGACGAGCTAGCTTCGGCTACTTCGCTTGCGAACAGTAGCTTTGCGCCAACAGCCAATGACATAACCATCAATTACCCGGACCCTACTGGTAAGGGCTTACCGGAAACAATGCAAACTGCGTATTTGAAGTGGACAAATGACCAGTACGAAGCCGACATAAAGTCCGGCATGTCGCTGGAAGCCGCGCAGCAAGCTAAGCTGTCGCGGCTGAGGCAAGCACCCGGTTATACCACCACTGCGGCCAACGACGCTATAAAGATGGCCAATAGCAATCAGGTGATGGCGTCTGATCAGGCTGCGGCTACGCAACTTGCTGATATACGTGTACATGGCCAAACCTCGCAGGCACAGATATTTCAACGAGAAAAGACGTTTTACGACCAGACCGATAAGCGAACTGACATATCGCAAGAGCAAAAAGCAGTTCTCAAAAAGAATTTCTCCGACAACGCGGCCATTGCGCGCATACAAGCCGGCATGGAAGCAGCGACGAAATCGCCAACCGGCATAGCTGACTTGGCAGCGCTACGCCGCGAGGTAGAAAGCGAGTTCTATACATCAAGGCTAGACCCGAAGCATTTAGAGCTACAGCTTAACGCGCTTGACAGCGCGCAAAAGACGATGGTCGAGCAACAGAACGCGAAGCTTACTTCGCAGCTTGATCTGCTGAATGATCGTGCTGACAAGGCGGTCATACCGCGTGAAGAAATAAACGCTGCGTTTCAATTGCATGAAGGGCTTGCTGGTTCGATCACGCCGGAAGTTGAAAGAAAATATAATGAGATAATGACCAAGCAGTCGTTCTATGTGGCGCATAACGGTCAGTCGTCAACGATGATAACCGCAGCCAAGAATGCGGTAGAAAACGGGCAACCACCCGCTGGCGGCGCGCCATTGGCCGGTGGTGGCATACTGCGCAGCGCGCCGGCAGGAACAAGGCCGCTTGCGGAAAACGATCCACGCCTAGCGCCTGTGCGTACGGCTGACGGTCGTACGTTTATGGTAGACAAGCGCTTTCAACGCAATTTTCAAGGATTTATCAGCGATTACGAAAAAGCTGGTGGCGTGCTTGGGCCAAATACCGGCACGCTTGGCGAACGGCCAAACAACGGTTCATACCACCCGATTGGCGGCGCGATAGACGTTAACCAAGTAGGACGTGGAAAACGTGCTGGTGGTGTAACGCTGCCGTTGGCTGTTGAAGATCAGATTGCAGCGAAATGGGGCTTGCGATCAGGCAATCATTTTGCTGACAATGACAATGGGCATTTCGACGCTGGTGCCATTGGCGGACGTGGGGGTGGTGGCGCGGGTGGGCGTATTGGCCCAAGTGGTGGCGGGCTCAATTTCATTGGTGCGCTAGGTCATTTTGAAAGCAGCAATACAAATGTAACAAACCCGGAGATGACTTCATCCGGTAATGCGCGAGGCTGGCTACAGATCACGGATGATACGTGGAAAGAATTTGGCGGGCTTGCGACCGGCTATAAGACAGCACAAGACGCGCCGTATGCTGTGCAAGTGCAGATTGGCAGCAAGATACCAATGGGCCGTTGGGCAAAAGTAACGCTCGATAAGATGCGAGCGGCTGGGTTTACCATAGACCCGAACAAAACAATGGGTGAAAACGCAGCGGCTAACGGCAGTACGCTGGCTGGTGGCAGTGGCGCTAGCGATGGTGCCATCCCGCAAGCACCACGAACTGCGGAGCAACAGATACAGATCGAAACGGCAGACAAGATGCTTGCGGCGCGCAACGCCGGTATAGCGTCGGACCCGGTTTCGACGATGGCGCAAGGACCAAATGGCATGCCGATAGCCATACTGGATAGTCCAGAAGGCTATGCTCAGCGCGCCAAAGACTATGCGGCAATTAAGCAGATTGAGCCAACCGCCAACAAGCCTCTTACGATAAACGAAGCGGCTGAAAAGGGAGACTTGATGGAAAGCAACGATACCGCGGCAAAGGTAGCCTTTGCTGGTATGGTTGCAAGATGGCCGCAGCAAATGCAAGACGAAATGTGGAAACAAATCGGCGAGGCGCACCCGTTTGCTGCGGCGGCTGGCCGATTGTACGCCAATGGTAAAGGCGATTTGGCCAACAGCGCTTTTGACGGCAAGACAGCTATGGACGAAGCGCAAAAAGGTGGTTCCGGTACGTTATGGGAGCCTGCGGCCAACAAGTGGATGCAGGCCAATATGGACGCGATCATGCGTGGCGTTGACCCGTCGCGTATTGCCGGCTTGCAACAAATAATAAAAGGTGTGTACGCGAGCAAATATGGCTTGGGCCAGGATTTGAACGCGCAAAACCTTCAGACTGTCGCAGAAGCCGTTACTGGCGGCACATTCGACAAAGTGAATGGCATGAGTACAATCGTGCCAAAGGGTACAAATGGCGCTATGTTTGAAGCGGCATTACGAGCGCCAACACTTAATATGACAGACTTGTCAGTTACGCAAACGCCGCCAATGGCAGAAGACAGAAAGAGCCACGAACTTGTTCAAGTGCCGCCTTGGGACATAGCCAACGGCCATCCGATAGCCATAGGTGACGATAACTACAAGTTCATGGACAACGATGGTGGTCTATGGCACACAAAAGGGCCACAAGGCGCGCAGATATACATTGCGCATTTGGACGCGCCAACGATAACGAAGCTGGCGTCAGACGCAACACTCAGTGGCGCAAGCGCTGATCCGGCACTGACACCGGGAGCGCCAGCAGCGGCAACGGCTGGCGCAGCCAGCGAAGACAATAACCCGTATTTTGGTTCAGGCTTTGAACCACCACCAGCGCCGGCAACGCCAGCGGCTAGAGAATTTGTTACACGCCCGGATACGCCGATTATCACGCAGCCGCCAATCACGCCGCCAGCAGTACAGCCAACGCCAGCGGCGTCAGTAACTGGTGGTGTTACGATTGGTGGGCCGGTGCCGCCAATGGGCAACGTGAATGCTGATATGACAGTAAAGCGTGGCGTTGACTTGGAAAAGATATATCAGTCGAACGCCAAGACATTTGGCGACATACTCAAACGCAATGGCGCGAGTGACGATCAGGTCAGACGATCAGTGGAAGAGTACATTCAAAATATGCGTAGTCACGAAGCAAATCGGCAGTAGCCAATATGGTTGATTTTCTGTTTGGTTCCGACAGTCCATTTCAGACGCGGGCGCGGCCAGATCAGCTTGCGACCACGGATATTGACGGACCACCGTCGCTGCTTGGCATTAAAGAAGCGTACAACGCATCAAACGCAATGCACAAGTTTGCGTATGAGCTACGCGTTGGCGACGAACTCGCGGCCAACGACGCAAAGCTAAGAGCGGCTGGCTACAACCCGCCATCGCTTGCCGATACTGCGTACCACGTGCCGATCATTGGCTCGTATATAAGTGATTTCACTGCGGCTACTGCGTTTCAGACAGTCATGGCGAATGGCGCTCAAATAGCTGGGCCAGACGAACGATACGACGCTGCAACGGAGCGCACATACAAAGAGCGTATAGCCGTTCAAGATACGAATAAGATGATTGCCGAGGCACAGACCAAGCGTCCCGACCTTGGTATCAAGACACTGGACGACATACACAATGGCGTGCTTGACGAATTGCGACGTGCGCAGACGGAAGACCCGCAATACGGCGGTTTTGTGCGTAACGTTCTTGGCGGCTTCATAGGATCGTCGCTCGATATATTCAGCCCGGCTGATCCGTGGTCAGCAGTCAAAGTAGGCGGGCTGTTCCTTGGCGGCGTTGGGCCAAACGCAGTAGCACGTGCGTTGTCAGTCGGCGCAATGAACGCTGGCTTGACAGCGTTGGAGCTAGGCACAGACACAGGACGAACGCGTAAACTGCTTGGCATGCCGCCGCTTACGTCAAGTGACATCGTGTCTTCGGCTGTGTCGGCTTTTGCGCTGGGCACACTGGCCGGTGGTATTGGCGAGTTTGCGGCTGGCGCGCATGGCCGCGCGGCAATGGACGATCAGTTTAGCTGGCTGAGCCCGGCCAAACGCGAAGTCAAAAACGATCAGATCATGCAAACTGGCGTACAGCGGCTGGACGCGGCAGCGGCAACGCCGCCATTGCCGCCAGCGCCGCCAGCAGCGGGACCATTGCCGCCCGACATAGCAGCGCTCGCGGCGCGGCCGGCTGGGCCGACTGCGTTTCAGCGCATGGGCGCGGGCGAGATACCGGAAGCCGCGCCGCTAACCTCAGAGGGGGCACCAGCGCTTCCGGGGCTACCTCCCCCCGCTCCGGTAGCCGGCACACCCCTAGAACGCGCCCAGGCCGCTCTCAGGCCCGCTGCGGAGCCCGTCGCGCCACTCAGGCCGGTCGATCAAATGGCGGGCTCGCCATTGGCCTATGTGCCACGTGACCAACGCGTTGCGCTCGCAATTCTCGACAAGTTCGAAACACGTGCATCGAAAATACGTCAAGCAAAAGCAGCGGATCACGCAGGCAGTCAGCTACAGACTGATGGTGTGGCACCACAGGATTTGATTGCACCGTCGCGGCCGTTAAGCGAGACGGCTACGTCAATGCCTGACATACGTGAATGGCAAGGCGCTGGCGCTGGGCAGGCACAAGACGTAGTGCTACCAGCCGAGTTCAAGCAGCGAATATCCGCACACGTAGATCATATGATTTCGGAAGATAATTCGCCAACTGTTGAAGATGTAGTGGCGCGGCAATTCGACCCGGAAACATGGAAGCGTTCAGACGCAATATTGACGCAACTGAACCTCGCACGCGAGCAATTGGGCCGCGCTATTCGCTTGCACGAGAAGACAAGGGCCGGCGACGCAAAAGCGTTGGACGAAATGGTCATGCAGCACGAAGGCGAGCGCATGGCCGCGAGATCGGCTGGCGGCAAGGCCGCAGCAACACAGCGTATTGACCAAACAATACGTTATTACAATGATCTGAAGAAAGTTCGTCCCGGTGGTACAACGCCAGAAGCGCCGCCGCACTTGGACTTGGTAAGGCTCGCGCAACGCGTTGCCGACTATGAAGCCAAGCGTGACGCGATATTTCCTGATCTGGAACAATCGAAAGCAAATTCGCAAGGCGAATTTGGTTTGCGTGCTGCGGAAGCGCAAGCGTTCGAGGAACGCATGCGAGCCGGCGCAAACGATTGGATCAATTCGCCATGGCGTTATCCAAAGGGTTATCGTCGGCCAAAAGACGCGCCGAAAAACCCGTATGAAGTGACGTTGCTGAAAGGGCCGACGAAGCAAGAGCTATTCGCTGAGCGCGAGTTACAGCTACCGCAGTTGACCACGCCAGAGGCAGCGGCTGGTGCAAAGCCGGGCGAGGCACCGGTAGACGTGGCAACGCGTGTCAACAACGAAAAGCAAAAGACAGCAATTGAGACAAGCGTAGAAGACACGTACAAGCAGATTGGCGATTTCGTGAAGTCGCTTGAAGCTGTGACTACGTCAATGAAAGTGCCGCAGGCTTCAAAGATCATAAAGCCGGGCGAAGAACCACCAGTGCCGTCATTGCCGTCGGGCATGACATTGCCTGATCTCGCAAAGATGCAGCATGCGTTTGTGCTTGATAATGGTAAGACAGGCAATCTGTCGGCTGCGTGGAAAGAAGTACAAGCTGAGCTAGACGCGTTCAAAGCATTCGAGAAATGTTCAAAGGTGCCATAAATGGCCAAACAGCCGAAAAGCAGTGGCGACAAGTCGCTTGATTGCCTTAACCTTGCGCTGAAAGCCGCGCAATATGGTCCTATGCGTATGCAAGAAGCTATCGACGCATACCACCGGAATGTAGACGGCAACTTAGCTGCTGGCATGGGCTTGAACGATGCTCGGCCGGAAGCGATGAAACAAGTCATGGACGCGCTGAACGAGAGCGCCATAGCGAAGAAGCTGAAACTGGACGCCAATATCAAGAAGCTTGGCGAACACGAAGCACGTATAGACGAAGCGCGAGCCGCAAAGCCGACACTTCTAGCCAGCAAGCCAAAGCTGTTTTACGACACGTGGCTGGGCACGCTACAAGACATAAGCTGGGCGAAGACGGCGCGAAGCAATTTCACGTCCGAAAAAGACGTTGCGCTGGGTAACATCGTGTCGATGTTTCGCAACGTGGTCAACGATTTCAGCCGAAATTGGGCTGGCGTACTGCGAGCGCCAATCGACACGGCAGCAATTGCGTCGGAGGTATTGAAGCCGGGCAGCACTGGCAATCAAGTAGCCAAGGACATAGCGGCGGCGCTTGGCAAGATGTATGACTACACACAGTCAGAACTCGGCTTGAATGGCGTGATGCTAAAGCGCACGGCTGGCGACGAACTGACGTTCTTGCCCAATGCAGTCAAGCTGGAACGCATGGGCTTGGATCAGTTCAAGTCATACATGAAAGACAATGTAGATTGGACGCGTTCGGCCAACGGGTATTTTGTGCGTGAAGCTGAGCGCGACGATTTCCTGAAAAAGTATTTCGACGCGGTGACAAGAGATAGATGGGATGATTTCCCACGTCCTTTCGAATACACAGGTGGTCGATTTGCCCGTGATTTCAACAATCAGACCATATTCAAGTTCAAAGACGGCAATGCGTATGCGGACGCACACAAGACGCTAATGGACGGTGATTTGCTGCAAACCGTCACGCGCCAAATGGAGAAACACGCATTCAATATTGCGCGTGCCAAGATTTGGGGGCCAAACCCGGATCACATGGGCGCGTTGTTCATGAAAATGTCCACTGACGCGGCGAAAGACGCGGCAACAAGCGGCAAGGAACTCGGCAAGCTGAACACGCTGATGCGGCGTGGCAAAGCCGTATTCGACATGGCCATGCGCACGAATGCGCTTGACCCGGAAAGCAAGCTTGGTTTGATCACGAATACCACCAGCAATCTTATGTCGGGCGCAATGTTGCATGGCGCGCTGTTCACGTCGATAGCCGGCGACTTCGCAACAATGCTGGCCAACCGTATTCACAACAACGAAGCCATCATGGCTCCGATGGCATCGTACATAAAGGAATTTCTCAATCCGAAAACGATGCTACGCAGCGATATGTTGGCCATGGGCCATTCGGTATCCGACTATCTCAGTCAAGTCTATCACGTAACGCATTTCAACGACAAAACAGCGTATGGCGAGACAATCGCCAAGTACATGACCGACAAGACGATGCGGCTCAATCTCATGAACCGGCATTTCGATATAATGCGCGGCGCAGATACGCGCATGCGCTCGCAAAGCCTGTTTAACGCACGGTTCACAAGTTTCGACGATCTGCGTGAACGCGCTCTTCTGGAAAACAACAATATCACGGCTGCCGAGTGGGATAAGACGCGCAAGGCAATGACTGAGCATGTGTACATGCCAGCAGACGACGTGAGCATGTTCAGGCCAATGGACCACTTCGATACGCTGGGCTCCACGCTGGCGCACAAGTGGCAACTGATGTTCAGCAACGAAAGCAAGCGCAGCGTCATGGAAACCACCCTTGAAGCACGCGCTATGCTCATGGGTGGTGAAAGGCCGGATACAGTCATTGGCGTGATGCGTCGTTCAACCGGTCAATTTGCCAATTACGGTATTACGTATGGCTTGGCGTTGACACGTGCATTGGCGCATGGCGACGGCACGCAGAAGATGGGCGCAATTGCTCGGCTTGGCGTTGGCGCTATTCTCGCGGCGGCTATCGGCTCGCAGGCAAAAAACCTTTGGTACGGTAAGAACATTGAGCCAATGGACAATGCCAATTTCTGGCTTAGAATGATTGCCACGAGTGCAGCCGGGCCATGGGGTAGCGTTCTAACCGGTGGTATGCGCGCAGACAGCAGCACAGCAATTATCAAAGCTATGGGCGGGCCATATGCGCAATTTATTGGCGACACGTACTCGACGTTTATTGGCTCAGCATATCAGTATATGGACATGACAGAAGCGGCGAGTAAATGGAACAGTGGCAAAGCCGGTGTGGCTGTTCTCGACTACTTGCGTAAATACATGATACCGGAAACATTCTATACCAGCTTGGCATTGCAACGCGCTGTGCTTGAGCCAATGCAAGAAAGTTTAGACTCGTCGTATATGCAACAACGATATCGTGCGCAAATACAAAACGAAGCAAAGTTCCGTGGGGGCTATCGACCGGGATACGAGCCGGGTTCGCGCAGTGGCATTCTGCCAGGGCTTGGAGGCCAATAAATGTCTATCAGTGGCACAATCGTTGAACAAGAATTTACGAATATCATCGTCAATGTACCGCTGAACGTAAACATACAAACAAGCGGTATATCGTCCGAAATACTCGTTCGCTACGGCGATTTGAAGCTGACAGCGACGGAGGGACCGGACTACGCGGTGGTAATTGCGCCTGATCGGCTCACGTTCAATGTGACGCCGTTTCAAGCGCTACTGGACAAGATCGCAGCACAAGGGCCAAACGCGATATACGTGTCGCGGCAACTGCCATTGACCAGCGATTTCGACTATGACAACGCGTTTGTCAGGCAAAAGATCGTAGACGAGTTCGACCGTGTGTGGATGGTCGAACAACAGAACTTGTTCAAGATTGGCAGCTTGCAAGATGCCAACGACGCAGCCCACGACGCAGCAATCAGCGCGGACGCAGCCGCGACAAGCGCGACGGCTGCGGCCACGAGCGCAACGCATGCGGCCACCAGTGCCACAGCGGCGAACACCAGCGCGGGAAACGCGGCGGCGAGTGCCACGGCAGCGTCGGGGAGCGCCAGCGCAGCCAGCGGCTCTGCTAGCGCCGCCAGCGGCAGCGCGGGCGCGGCGGCGTCAAGCGCCAGTGCCGCCAGCGGCAGTGCGAGTGCAGCGGCAGGCAGCGCAAGCACGGCAACCACCCAAGCCGGCATAGCGACCACTCAGGCCGGAATTGCGACGACGCAAGCAGGAAACGCGTCAACATCGGCCACGAATGCGGCGGCGAGTGCCACTGTGGCCAACACGAGCAAAAATAACGCGGCCACGAGTGAAACAAACGCGGCGGCGAGCGCAGCGGCGGCAGCGGCTAGCGCGGCAGCAATTCCGCAGCTTGGCCAGCCAAACACGTGGACAGCGCTACAGACGTTCAGCGCTGGTGGTGCGTTCAGCAGTATGTGGACTGTTACCGCGACCGGTGGTAATAAGGGCGCTGGTACAGTAAACGCAACTGCGCTGTACGAGCAAGGCGTAGCGATCAGTACAAAATACGCGCCGCTTGCTAGCCCGGCTCTGACAGGCGTGCCAACTGCGCCAACGCCGCTAACATCAGACAACAGCACGACCATTGCGACCACGGCATACGTTAAAGCTAATTCTGGTACATACGCGCCACTAGCTAACCCTGTATTTACTGGCGATCCGCAAGCACCAACGCCGGCAACAGCCGACAACGATACGAGTATTGCAACCACGGCATTTGTTAAAGCGCAAGGCTATGTTCTCAAAGCCGGTGACACGATGACCGGCGGTCTGACAATAAACCCAGCGGCTGGCACTGCGGGCATTACACTTAACCCAGCTGCTGCTGCGCAACAAGCCATTGTTAGCTTCTCTCAGACAAACGTACCAAAATGGCAATTTGGCAAACAGACTGATGACAGTTTTTTCTTATATGATAGCGTTGCAGCCGCCTACGTCTTTACCGCACCGTCCAACGGAACGACTGTCACTTTCAGCAAGGCTGCGTTACTGCCTGCCAATTCGACTGCTGTGACACCAGCGTCAACCGATAGCTCGACCAAGATAGCGACCACTGCGTACGTCACGTCAGCAATACCAATTGGTGCTGTGTTGCCGTTTGCTGGCAGCGTTGCGCCGGCTGGCTGGGCATTGTGCTTTGGCCAAAATATCACGCGTGCGTCCGCGCCGCTGCTGAGCGCACTGCTGGCAGCAAGCACACCAGCTTATCCGTATGGCGCTGGTGACGGTTCGACCACCATGGGCTTGCCTGACTTACGTGGTCGCGTGCCGTTCGGCAAGGATGATATGGGCGGCACTGGAGCCGGCAAGCTAACCAATAGCGCTGCTGGCGGCATTGTTGGTACGACGCTTGGCGCTGTTGGCGGCGAGCAAGCGCATGCGCCAACAAATGCCGAGATGATAGCTCATACTCATACTGGCTCAGTTACCAGCGGTACGACTAACGACCCAGGAAACCATCAGCATATACAAACTGGTACGGGCAGCACTGGTGGTGGCGTGCTAGCCAACGTTGCTTCGGGCACTGCAACGTCAGCCGGTGGCGGAACAAGCAGCAGCACTACGGCTGCGGGCTCGCATACACACAACGTGTCTGCTAACATACCGAGTGACGGTTCAAGCGGTGCGCATAACAACGTGCCTCCGGGTATCGTGCTTACTTACATCATCAGAATATCATAGGGGTGAACGAACATGGCCGCTTACGAAATGTACGTGGATACGTATCGCACGCTCGAATACGATCTGCAAGCGGAAATCGACGCGTATATAGACGCACTTGAAGCACACAAGACCACCGTTGACGTGCCAGCGCCCACGACGTATTCACTTGTTGAAACAATCGTCAAGCAGTATGACGGCGAATTCGTGCTAGTGCCAGCGCCAGACCCGCCGCCGCTACAGCCTTTGCCAAAAGACCTGAAATACTATAAGTCCAAGGCTGATCGTACGAAGATCATGGCAGCGGTAGCGGCTGAGGAAAAAGCGGCCAATACAGTGGCAGACAACGCAAAGACGGCAGCCGACAACGAAGCCGAACAGGCAAAAACGAAACAGGCAGAAGCGAAGAAACTGGCAAAAATCAGCGCTAAATGACAGAACACCATCGTACGCTTGCAATGCTGGCTATCGTCGCGACGTTTTGCGTCGTGACGATAATCGCGGCTATAGCCGCAGTATTAGGCATACCAATACGCGACATAACGCGTGACGCCATCATTGGCTTTCTCGCACTGGCCGGTGGTGCAGCGATAACGTATTTCGTGGGAAAATCAAAATGACGCTACGAGTACCAGCGCCGCCGACATGGCTTGTCTTGGTCACGCTATGGGCAATCGTGATCATCGGCATATATGCATTGGTCACGTGCGCGCACGCAGCCGAAGACGAAGTATGCCGGCCATATGCTACACAGCTACTGAACAACAATATGACATGGCTATGGTGGCGAGCGTTCAACCACTGCAAGCTGTTGGAAGAAGACAAGCCCAAGCCGCCGCAGCCGGGCAACTGGCGCGGCGCGTTGGATATCCTCGAACCGGATCACACGCCGATCAGCGAGATCGGCAACGTGCCGGCAACGGAAGAAATACCCAAGCCACCCGAACGGCCGGCGGAAGCGATCACCCCGCCACCGGCCCAGGCGGCGACGCCGGCAAGGTCCAGTGCCGGCGTCGCTGCCGCACGTGCCAAGTGCAAATCAACGCATCCGGCCGGCTTCCAGGCCAACTCAGGCACGGGCACCTTCAACACGCTCTTTAAGGGAAAATGGGTAAGAGTACCTTGTCCCGGTTGATTTAAGATCCGCGATCGCCGGGACTTACGTAAAAAACACGTTGGCCACGTGTTGACTGGCCAGTCCGCGTGGCCAGGGGCTGGGCTGGTATCCCAGCGCTCACAGGGATGCCCAAGGCGTGACTTTCTCCCGCGCCGGGTGCCCAGCCCCGCTCGATCCCGAAAAACCTCTCCACGGTCACGCCAGGGGCGGCGCGGGGGTGTCTGCCTCGGGCGGCTCGTACTCAGGCAGGATCAGGACCGGCTCGGGCAACTTGGCTCCCTCGACACCACCGATAAGCACCAGCACTTGAGTTTTGTTGTCTACTTCCAGCACCATCGTATAGCGCTGGCCAGTTGTTATGTCTGTGTATGCGTGTGGAACTGTGCCGCGCTTGAATATTAAACGTATCTGTTCCGCTAGTGATTTCTCTGATCTAGCCGGCGCATATGCGTCTCTTACAACTAGACCAGCCTGCATCACAGACAGCTTGTTTTTATTGTACTCGATCATATAGTCGCCAATTGCGTTGACGTACGTAGCGTTGAGCAGCGCTGCGGCATTCTGCGCGTTAATGGGCGAAGCCACAGGAAACTCGTTGTTGTTCAGACGGATTATCTTACGTGCAAACCAAGCTATCTCAGTCAATGGCCCATGATTGCTTTTGGATATACGCAGCGAGAAATACTCGTTGTGCCGGCCTTGCTCGATCCGGTCAGTGTCCATTTGTGGAAGTATGTTCGCGACCACTCGCGCGCTTGACACTACGCTGCCAGCGCCCACAGACAAATCAGGACTGTCAGGGTCCAAGTCTTTTCGTTGCATCATGTTCTTAGCAGTGTGATGCGTGACAGCTAGGCTTACGTCCAGCTTTTGTGCGAAGACGTGCAAGACTGCCATAGCCTCGCTCATTTGCGCGTTGTCATTCTCGTTTATGCCGCGCAGTATCTTTCGCAGCGGGTCCATTGCCATCAGCTTGCAATCAGGAAATTCGTTCTTGTACTCGCTGAAAAAGCGTACTGTCTCGTCTGGTATACGCATTTTACGATCAACATACTCAGCAAGTATGTGACCACCAAGCTCTTGGCCAGCAAAGCGGAAATGCTGGCGGACGTGGTCAAAATCCATGTTGTACACTTGGCACGCCGCAGCCATGCGGCCAGAAATCCAATCTGAATTGTCTTCTGGGTTATAGAGCAGCATATCAAATGCGTTGTCTATCTTGAACTGTCCAAAATCGCGGCCCGACACGATATGACAGCCAAGCGCCACAAGCAGCATTGACTTGCCAACGCTACCCGGTCCAACCAGTAACGTCACTTCACGCTGTATGAATAACGACTTGGCTAGCCATTTTGTTGGCGCTATGTCCGTCACGTTCTTTGCCATGAACTTATCCCAGCTTTTTGCTATTGGCGTGGCTACCACTGGCGTATACGTCACGCCATTGAGGATGACATCAGGATCACGCGAGCCTGTCTGGCCTATTGCGTACGCTTCGGCGTTCTCGACTTTGCGCTGTAGCTCGTCAGCATCCCATGGCGGCTCACAGCGCGGATTGAAATGCTCCAGCATCAAAGCGGTGGTCGTGGGCTCGCTCAGCCCGTAGTCTCGCACGCCCATGCACGCAACGTTATATGTGTGCTGATCACCACCCATGCCTTCGATGGCCGGCTCTACGTGCAACAAGTATTCTATGTACAGCGGGATTGCCTTCTCGCTGTCTGCGTGGCCGTTGAAGCGCTCTTTGCGCGTCTTGATCGGCTTCAACAGCGGTATAATCGTCTCGAACAGTTCAGCAATTGGCTTATCTACATGTATCTCGTATCCGCCGCCGCTTTCAATGCTAAAGCTTCCCGGTCCAATGCCGTAGCCATGTTCGCAACGTATATCTACGGCGGGTACTACGTCTTGCATATTTGTGAACGTCTTGCCAGCAGGCAACCGAAAATAGGCTTGTAAACCACCGGAAGCTGTCTTGACCACGAGCGTGTTGAAGTGTCCGCCTATGCTTTCGTAGTTGGCAATTGCTGAGCGCCTGAATTTCTTGTCGTACTTTGTGTCTATATCTATGATGATTAACGTGCCGCCGCATAATACGCCTATGTTGTAATCCTTGCTGCCTGTGATCGGGTCAAACCATAGTTGCTTGATCCGTTCAGGATCACGTGTCGCTTGCTCGATAAACGAGATGCTTGGCCGCTTGCTGCCCAAGTCCATAGGAAATACGTCTACGCCACGCGCACTGAACGCGAGTGCTTCCTCTACGGTGGCCATGATGCCACCTAACGAATTTGAGTGAGGCGAAAACTCTTGCGCAAACAGCCGGGCACAATCCGAAGCTTGGAGCCCTTGCGCTGTTCGTGTGCGTTTATGCGGCCAGTGTACACGCCAAAACCGCCGCCGCCTGTGTAGGCTAATCCTAGTTCGAATAGGATGGTTTCAACGTCAATGTCTACGTCTATGCCTTTGCTCAACATAAACGCGACAATAGCGTCACGTGTCGGGCTCACTTCACGTAGCGAGTGCCCGTCCACGTACTTGCTGCCATTGGAAAATCCGTTGCCCATGCCGGCAACTGCGTCATTAGCCATTGGTAATACCTTTCATGGTCCACTGATCGGTCATACCAGTTGGGCTTGATTAATGATAACAGTTCGTCATGTACGGTTAAACAGACTTCGTAGCCTGCTTTTTCAGCGCGTACGATAGCCGGCGCTAGAAAATCGCGCGCGGTGCCTTGTACTATATTTTCGCACTGGTATCCGCCATAAAGTGTTTTTCTTGTCCACTGTTTGACATCGTTCAAACCGTAGAACTGGACGCCGCGTCTACTGCGTTGCACCACCCTGTAACCTGATTTGAGCAAGGCGTCAAGTTCGTACGGAAACAAACAATCAACATCAACATATTGTGTGCCGTCGAAGATTTTTTCCTCTGTTAACACCATTACATGTGGTTGGGCATACATAAGCACGCGACCGCTCGGCAGACGACAATAAAGAAACTGCGTATCCGAGAAATAGTTAACGCGTCCACCGTACACTGGTATTGCTGTGCCCGGCCGGTCAACGGCTTGTATAGCTGCGTCCTGCAAATCCCACCAGCTTTGCACTATATTGGGATTTGACTTGCGCCAGCCCAGCACGGCGACTTTTACCGCTGTCCATGTCGCCTCGTCTAGCTGCATCTTGTCGCGTGCGTGCGGAAACCTCGCCGCGACGCTATCCCATACTTCGGCAGGGGTGGTTGCCGCGATTGCGCGTACTAGGCTCGTCATCTTCAATAAATACGTTTGTGTCGCAGTCACAAATGCCCCAACACCACCCTGATATCCACACTGTAGCTCAATCACTTTGCCAATCTGGCGGAGTGGTTTGGTGACTTGTTCGGGCTCGATATTAAATGCTTTGGCGTAAGCAAGCTTATAAAGATCAGGGCCAATATGATTGTCATAGTCACGGAAAGCTTGTAACTTCCATTGCTCATCTGCCAACCACGCGTTTATCCTGCCTTCGATGTTTGAGAAGTCGCCACCAACGAATAGCTCACGCTTCGGATCGGATACAGCTATCGTTGAACGCAGCGACTTGGCCAGCCATGCGAGCGTAGCCAGCCCGCCTTGCTTGTCGCCATTTGCGAGCCGTGGCGAGCCAATCAGTTCGATCATGTCGTACACTTCGCTGAGCGGGCGCGTCGTGTCGCTCGTGATCCCCACCACGAACGACACGATTGCTGCCTCTTCGTCGTCGCTCACGCGCACATAGTTCTGCGGCTGCACCACACGGCCAGCCCAGCGCATCGTCTGCTGAGCGCCACCGAATTGCAGCCAACCACGCCCACGCCCGTCAGAGCCCACGCTAGTCTTGATGGCGCGATATTTGGCCGTGCTTGTCTTGCCGGTGGTTGCCCGTAGCTCGATTACATCGGCGGCGTCGTCATCGTCGGCGCTCTCGGCCAAATCGAGTAGTCTCTGTCTATCGCCCTTCCGTAAACTTGTTGCACCAATATGACGCGAATTAAGCCATGCCACGATCTTAGCCACTTCGGTAGCTTTATTGACCGCGCCACTTGTGAGATTGCTAATCTCTTCATTAGCGCGTGTCTTAGCATAGTCCACCAGCTTTATTGCTCGTTCGACAAACACCATGTCGTGCGGAATACCACGGTCATTGATACGCTGGTCAATGTGCCATAGCTCTAGTTCGTCAGGCGTCAGTTCCGGCAGCACTGCATTCGCATGGCGTTCGACATTCACGTCTTGATCGCAGTAGTCTTCTTGCGCCAGCAACAGCGTCGGGTCATCCCACCATACGATTGTACCGTTGGCTTCGATGCGTCGCGGCTTGCTCAGCTTCATCATGACTGAATGCCCAGCCATGTCTTTCTCAGGCAAGCCCAGCACCTTGGCCAGTTGTTCAAGTTTGCCAGGGAGATTACACGCGAATGCACGCACCATCAAATCGCTTGTTTGCTCAATGCGTAATTCAGGCAATACCTGATTTTGCGGTCGTAGGCAGTATTCCCAAATTATGCGTTCGAATGGCCCATGCGTAACAACACGCCAGCCACGTGTTACGTGGTACAGCAGATCGAATGGAACTGGCTCGCCTTTGTACGGTCGCCAGCGTTTAATTGGCCCTTGGCCCATACAATAGCTGGCCACAAGCACTTGTGTGCTTGGGTCAGACGCGTAGCGGTACGCGCCCGCTTTCTTCAGCGAGCAAACGCTACGCGTCTCGAAATCAAGTACGCAGTCGTCAGATTGCACTGTCGGTAGCGTCGATCACTGTCTGCAAATAGTCCAGGGTGGTGTCAGCCAGCTTGACACGGCCGGGCTGGAACACAGCGCGATTGAGCGCCATAAAGGCTTGCTCCATTTGTGTACGCGCGATGGCCAGCCAACGCTGGTCAATGCTTGTCTTCGTCTTGTGTGCGTCCATCACGCGCAATACGAGTTCTTCAAGCTCTTTGTGCGCGTTGACGATCCTGACGTTCACGTCAGGCTGTGTCTTGTAGCCAGCCACTGGCAAGCCAGTGTGTTCTGTCTTCTCAGCCAACTTGTTTCTCCCGCGTTTGCTGTTTAGCATTCTGTCCATTGCATCGCGTTCAGCCTGCGTGCGTTTATTTATCTGTAGCTTTTCCTCCGTCATGTACGATCTCCCAATCGCCGGCCAGTAGATCACTCTGTGAACACAGCCATGGTATCAGACCGCCTTGTGCCGTACGCATGTACACGTATGGAAGTGTCATCTTGCTGTGTTCATCAGGCACTTGCAAGGCAAGTCACATGTTCTTGCCGTTCCAGCCCGCTCGCGCGACTTTCTCGCCGTCACGCATTGCGTCAACCGCTTCACCAATTGTCATCTTGCCCATAACGCGTTTTCCCTGTGTTGCCACGTGAGAGACAGGCGGGACCGGACTACGTGGCGCGTTGAGCCGGTCCCGCCCTTAACGAGCAAAGCTGGGTATGATGCGGTCTTAACCAGCCTTGCCCCTTCCTGCGGCCAGCTTGCAATAGCCGCAAGGTTCCTGCCTCGCCTACATCAGCGAGGATATGTCGTAGGCGTCCTCAGCCGGCGTTGTACGCGCCATTCCGCTGTAGAGCGGGTTGGGTGGCGGGGGTGGCGTAAAACCGCTCTGTGGGGCTCGTGGGGCCTGCCAGCCGGGAGCCATGCCAGTGACCGGTGGTATATAGGGACCAGAACCACTGACAGGCGGCGGCACCATGCCGGCCAGCGCAGCCGGATTGACTTGCGGCGGCTTCACGCTGACGCCCTTGAATGCTTCACGCGGGTCGATACCACCACCACTGAGGTTCTGATCGTCGCCAATGATCATAACCGCTTGCAGCCCGTACGAAACGCCTTTCTTCGGCTGCGGTGGTGTTTTGCCATACCCGTACGCATTGACCACCAGAATGGCCCATACGCCGGGATAGACCTTCGCCTTGTCTACGATCAAATTCTTTTGCGGCGTTGCGTCCACGATGCTCGGCTTGAATTTCGACGTGTGGTTTATGTACATCAAGCCAGGAGTGAAGCCTTCGAACTTATGCGCTTTTTGTGCGCAATCGTGGAACGGGTTTTCCAGGCCGGAATAGCCGGGCGGATTGAGGTTTGGATTGTAGTAGTCGGGGAACATCTCGCCGCACACACGGTAGTATTCACTGTAGTACAGCGACAGATCGCTAAACGGTGTGTACAGAGCGCACACACTGTATTTTGGCGTTGCACCAGGGTTGCCGGTCGGCGCTTTCGGGTCAAACAACGTATCGCAGAACGCCAGCCGTACCGGACCAGACGACAGCATACGCCCTTCACCCGGCAGCATGTTTACCGGATTGGCTGCGCATACCTCGCGTATCCACTTGTCGCCAATGACGCTGTTTGTCATCAGCGTATTTCCACCTATGAATGATGATCCTGCCATGTTATCCTGCTTTCTGATCTCTGGTTTATGGTTTATGTTTTCTGCTTGCTAGGGTCTGTGTACTCAATCATAGTCGCTATGTTTACTGCCGGTCGTTTGTCATCGTAATCGACCAAAGTAAGATTACCAGAAGTATCGCGTATCATCAAGGGAGCCATTGCCTTGTTTGCTTCCTCGATCAACTTTTTTGAATTCCTCTGGCCAACGCGTTCATAGATTGCGCTCTTGACCAGCGCTCTTGCTTCCGTGATCGTCACAAGCTTGGGCTGAATGAATACATTCCCAGGAATACCGGCTATCTGCCCAAGGTTCCCTGCGATCTCGCGCGGATCGCCATTCCACTTGCTGCGCGCCTGAGAGAAAACAAGTTTTTTGCCCGGTATGTTTGCACCAGCCCTTGCCAGCGCAATCGCTTGCCTGTGTACAGCCTCGAACCACTCTTCGACCATGTCGCGCATTGTCAGAATATCAGCTATCCTGTCCACACTGAGCGAATTGACCGGTGGTAGACCGTCCTTTATGTCTTTCGTCTCATTGTACGTCGGTAGCACGCTACGCATACGATGTTGCTCAGCTTCGGGGCAAGCCGATATGGCGGGGCACCACCGGCAGTACGAGCCCGGTCTGATCTCAGGTACGCGCTCACGCGTTTTCTCAATGGCGAAGTTAACTTCGCCAATGAACTGGTCCAATCGTTCATCGTTGCAAATCCACTCGCGCATCTTGCCGTCGCGATGAAAACCTCTTGGTTGCATGATCATCATGCGATAGATCGTGCGCCCACTGTTGCACATGCCTTGCTCGCGCAGCGCTTGCCGTGAACCAACGCAGTAGAACAGCAACTGTGTGTTCTCTTGCACGTTCACAGCTACGCCACTACCATGTTTATAGTCGGCCACGATCATCATGTCCAGATCGGGCACAAATATCGTCACGTCTGACGTACCACCAGCGTCGTCGTTATGGGTGGTTGGAAACCGGAATTGTGTCTCCAAGTAAACGTGTATATCAGGCGCGTAGGCGTCTATCAGGTCTTGTACGTGGTCTAATGCGTCTTGCACGCTTTCCAGCCTGATCTCTTCGTCGTCATGCCTGTGTTCCCATTCCAGGCCAGCTTGTATCTTT